ATCTAGTACAGGCTCTATAAAAGCTTTAAACCTTTTGTTCATTACACCTTGAGGTATAACTTCGAATATAGTTTCAAAATTATCTCTTAAAAAAGTCTCAAAAGCTGCTCTGCTACCCATAACATCTTTAGCCATAGTAGTTTTTAGCTCTGTCCTAAAAGCTTTCTGTAAAGCCGTTTTAAACTTAGGTGAGTCAATGTCTGGCAGCTTGGTCCCAAACGTCTTAGAAACAGCGTCTCTAACTTTTTGAGTTACCTCAGGCGTTAACGCTATCTTTTTTCTTAAGCTTTCTCTTTCTTTTGCATCGAGTTGTTTGCTCCCGCTTCTAACATCTAATTCTTCTCTAAAAACATCAACAGCATCTTCTATGACTCTTGTGTCTAATTTAGTTTGTTTTACGATACTAGCTATATCTTGGTCTAGCACGCTCTCAACAGTTGACAAGCCAGCGGCTTTAAGAGCGTTTATTGTAGATTGACTTATTTCACTAGAGAAATCAGAAATATCTATATCTTCATCATTTGCAACGTTTAAACTCTCGTTGTTTATTTCTTGAGTAAACTGACTTTGCTCGTCTTTACCTAATATTCTATCAGCTATTTCTATGTATCTCTTAAAACCAGTTTTTGTTGAGAAAGAGTTGTTTAAATAGCCAGATAAAGGCGCTACAGCTTTTCCTTCAGCTTTTTGTTTTTCAACGTAAGCTGGATAACCCATAATGACTTCCATTATACCTCTTCTACCATTAAGTATTTCGTCTTTTAGTTGATCTTTAAACTCAGAGTATTTAGGTCTATTCCTAAAGTTCTCAGTTAAGCCTTTAGCTGTCGGAGTCATTAAATCAACAACATCCATTAAAGCAGCATCACCTTGAGTTTCATAAAGCTCATTTACTTTAGCTGAATCACTAGCTGATAAAGAAAACTTAACCTGTGATTCTTGTTTAGGTTTTTTAGTTGAAACAATAAATGTATCATTTTTAAACCCAAAACTACCACCTATTTTTTCTGCTAAAACTTTACTTAGTGTTTTATATAGTCTAATTCTACTAGGTTCTTTAGCGGTAAATACAACGCCTTCTACGTCTGAATTATTTTTTAAATAATCAGAAACACCGTTTATAGCAGTACTAAACACTTCAAAAGCATTGCCCTCACCTGTTATACCTTTACCAAGTTCAGTATCTCCAAACTCTAAATGATAAAACTTTTCAGAGCTTTCTATTGGATCTCCTTCCGCGTCTTCAGCTATACCTAAGTCACTAGCAATATCTTCTATATCCTGATACGTCTGACCTTCGTCAAATTCCATAAAAGCAGTTTCCTCTAAAGTAGTTTTATAGTTTCTATCACCTACTTTAAAATTAGCCACTAAAGCTTCATCTGTTTGTTTCCAGTTTAAGTCCTGAGCTGTAGACATAGAGTTTTTAATAACTTCTTCTTCTTCGCTAGATGAATCTACCGCTACACCATCTTGTATGCTTTTTTGAAAGTTTTCAGCAAACTTAAATACATCTTCAGCGGTTTTTAAGTTAAACATCCAACTAGAATCTCCAAATATACTATTAGATATACCGTTTATAAAACCTCTAAGAGAAGGTATATTGCTAATATCTTCCCTATTAAAAACACCTAAAGCTATAGCGTTGTTTATTTGCGCTAGTACTTCTTCTGAATCAACTTTAGCTCCACCTCTTTTACCAGACTTTAAAACAACCTTTCCTCTACCTTCTTTGTATAATTCAAACCTAGCTATTAAGTTATTGTATTCTTTGTCGCTTATTTGACCTAGTTCTTTTTTGTCTTTTAAAACTTCAATAGCTTCGTCGACAGCGGCTATAGACATTTTATCTAACTCACCGCCTTTAGTTACTCCATTTGCTTTGTTGTAAAGGTGAAAAAGTTCTTCTAGTGGCGCTATAGCGGCGTATTTACCGTCTACAAAGTTGTTAGCAGTAGCTATACCATTCATTATAGCTTTGTTATTGATAACTATGCTATTACCTATAATTGCAGCTCTAGCTCCACCTTCAAATCCAGCCTTAACCTCTGCTATAGCTTGTTCGCTAAAACCTGATAGATCAGAATCTATATTACTAATATCTTCAATAGATATATACTTACCGTTTTTAGGCATTAAAGACATAGCTGTGTCTTGATAGAAATCAAATAAACCTGCATAGTATTCAATCTCTCCGTTTTTGTTTTGTATAGGACTATCGAGTGATTCTAAAAACTCAGACATGTTTTTTCTTACTTCTCTCTCTTTAGCGTTTAAAATAGATTCTTTTTGTTCTATTATGTTTTCTAATTGTTCTGTAAGTCTATCTTTAGCTTTTCTGCCCTCTGGAGTAATAGATCCTTCACCTGAAGCGCCTAACCTATATAGCTCTTTCTTTAATTCTCTTTCTTGTCTACTAAGATCTGCCGCCTTGTCTATTTGACTAGGAGTCATGTATCTTAACTTATGTAAAGACATTGCATCACTTAAACCTAGTTTTTCTATTATTTCTGATTTTCTACTTCTAGCAGCCACTTGTTCAGCTTTAGACATATTAGATGTAGCTGCAGATAAATTTATCAACTCTGTGGCTAATTCTTGATTGGCTTTTAGCTCGCTTTTTATTCTAAACTCGTTTTTTAATATGTTTAAAACATTACCAGATGTTTTAGGTGCCATTATACCTCCTGACGTAACAAGAACGTTTGCAAGAAAATCTTTGTCTATTCCTTCTATAAGAGATTTGTTTTCACCTAAAACTATTATATCAATACCGTTATGAGCTAACTGTGTTACGGTTTCTTCTAAAACCTCTGTAGTACCTCCTTTTACAAGCGGGCTTAAGCCAGAAACTACTTTTTTAGTTACATTGCTGGCAAAATTAATTGGTCTTCCGTAAACCTCTTTTTTAAATTGTTGTTTACCCATGCTTTTAGCTACTCTGCTTGCGCCTGTAACTAACTTTAAAGAACTTAGTGATTCAGCAAACATCTCTGTAGTACCAAACCCAAATGAAGTAAATGCTTTTTGTGTTAAACTAAAGCTACTAACTCTTTCTAACTCGTCTATTTCATCTTGAAGTTCTTTCTTTTTAGAGAGATCTTCAGTGCCTTCCATCATAGATCTAAGCTTAACTAATTGTAGTTTAGCGTTAGCTTCTGTAAGTTCTATGTCTCCAAATTTACCACCAGTTCCTGCGCCAAAAAACACGCCTTGTGCTGTTCGCGTAGCTGCCGTACCCCAAGCTCTTTGAGAGGCTAAAGCTGCTTTTCTTGCTGCAAAAGTACCAAGTTTAGCCGCAGACTTCACCGCCATACCGGTTTTAACCGCTGCGCCGCCAGGTATAAATGTTGTAATTATAGAAGGTGAGTTGTCGGCAAAAGCTTCTGTGAACCAATCAAAAAAGCCCACGTTATTGTTTCCGATATCATCTAGCTTTAAACTTTCTGGAATGTTATCTTCTCTTTTTTTAGCTATTTTCAAGTTATAGTTTTGATTAGACTGTCGCATTACATCAATAGCGTCGTCAAAACGTGCTTCATATTCCCCTGGTTTCTTTTGAGTCAACTTCTCCACGCCTCTCATTCCAACCTCTTTTAGAAGAGTTCCAAAGTTGTGGTATAATTCTTTAACAAAAAACTCCTCCATAGCCATACCGGCTTTAGCACTAAAGCTGTAATCTAAAGAAGCTGCTTTTTCAAGAACTTTTCTATCACTTAATTCAGTTGTTTTTTTCTTAAAAGTTTCAAACTCAGAGTTAACCAACTGCTGCTGCTTTACTATTGAATTATACCTCTCTTCAAACTTAGCATCTGTGTACTCTGCGTTTATAGCATTACCTTCTGTAACTAGTTCGTTGTACAGTAGTCTTTTTTCTTCCGAGTCAACCTCTCCTATCTCATTGATTTTATACTTAACATCATCAAACCTTACCTGAAGCTTTTCAACGTCTGCTTGATAAGAAGCGTACTGCTCTTTGTTTTGAGCAGCCATGCTCTCTATATTATTCTTTTGGAACTCAAGATAACCTTCAGCTTCATCTACAGTATTTAAAGGCACGTCTCCAAAAAACCTTTGAACGTTTTCAGGTACGTTTCTAAGCTCTAGCTGAGCTATTTGCTCAGATAACTCATATCTAGCCTGTGATCTACCTTGTTGAAGAACAGCTTGGTTTTCAGAAGTACCATCACTTATTAACTCACCAGTTTCTTGATACTGTTGGTACTGCTCATATTTATCAGGACCTAAATAATCTTCTATAGATTGATACTCTTTACGAGTTTTAGGCATTTCGCTAGCACCACCAAACCCACCACCTCTTATGCTCATAGGAGCGTCTGCGTCTATAACAGTTTCATAAGGTCTAGCTGACAAGTTAAAGTAGTCATTAGCTAGCTTTTCTGTTATTTGCTCTTCAGTTATACTAGCCTGTGCTTCTGATATTTTAGGCATAAACTCTTTAGCTTCAGCTAAACCAACAGCATCCATGCGTTCTTGGAAGCTGTTATACCTTTTAGGTTTTTTTACATCTACTTTAACCTGCGGATCGACCTCAATTTCCTCTGGTAATTCCGAAAAAGTATCTTCCAATGTTAATTCCGTAGGCTCTGGTGCTTCTACTGGACCCATTGACGGAGCACTTGCACCCACTACACCGTCTTCTGTCTTTACTGAATCTTCAGTCTCACCAGGTTTAAACTCCTTTGCTAATCTATTAACTTCTTCTTGATCTAAACCTTGAGCTATTAAGCTATCAATATATTCCTCTAAAGTCATTTAATTTTATTTTTTTGATTTTTTGTAAAACGCTAGTGCTACTTTAGCTTCTGTGTCTGTGACAGGTTTTGTGTCAGTTCCTGGGTTTTCTAATTTCCACTTTCTAATCCAAGCAGCATCGTCTCTAGCACTCATAGGTCTACCACTCTTTTTTTCGTCTAACAGCCTTTTTATAGCGTCTTTTACATCTTCCGCGCTTTCATCACCACCATATTGACCTACAACTAGCTTATCCATAAAAGTTTCTAACTCTTCTTGTCTGTTCAAGTCAAAGGTTAAAAAGGTTTCTTTCTCTGGATCATCAGATGTTTTAGATGATGTGTATAATTCTATAACGCCACCATTAAAACTAACATCTACAATAGGCCTACCGTTTATTTCTTTGTTTTTAAAGTAACTCTCGTTTTCATTAGAACTAGCTTTTAAAACGTCGTTCACTAAACTTTCTGCTCTTTTCTCAACTTTCTGATTTGCAGCAAGTCTTTTCTTTTCACCTTCTGTTAGCTTTTTGTCTTTCGGTGGTGTTTCTATCTCTCTAATTTGACCACTAGGGTTGTAGTATTTCTTATCCTCACCTTCTCCTGAAGTTTCAAAAGCAGAAACAAGTCCAGTGTCTTTGTCAAACATAAACTTTTTAGTCATAGCATCAGCTAGTATATTTCTTTGAACAAGAGGATCTGATATATTGTTAAACTGATTCCAGGACATACCCTCGGGTGTATAACCTTCTAGATTTACTTCGTAGGTATTTTTCAGGTAGTTTCTATTATTTCTAGCAAGAATACCATCTGCAGTTCCAGTAAAAACTTCTTTTTTTACTTGGCTAGCTAAAGACTTAACATTAACCTCTTTAGCCCCAATTAGTTCATATTTTCCTCCTCTTATTTCAACAGTATCTCTTCCTTCTATTAAAAACCCAGGCTTGATACCGCTTGAGCCAGCTCCTTTACCACCTACAATTGAATAATCTTTAGCTCTTTGGTTTTGCTCTGAAAAGCTTGGAACTTCAGATATAAGACCAGCGTCAACACCGTCAGCTTGCATATAATCTTCTGCGTTAAGTTTTACAGAAAACTCTTTACCATCTTCTCTTTTGCCAGATATATTAAGTATTAATTGCTCTGTTTTTTCATCAAAGCTCAAATCTACCTTTGAAGAATTAGGATATTTGTTTTGCTTGTTTAACACGTTTATAGCTGAAAGATAATCTAAAGACTCTTCTTCGTCTTTGCCGTTAACTATATAGCTACCGTCTTGACCGTAAACGCTTGGCGCTTGTTCTTTCATTTTCTTGGTTTCATCTAATAAAGCCCCAGTAAAATCACCCATTAAACTAACTATTTTTTCAGCATTTCTAACTCTGTTTTGTAGTATTCTTCTAGTTTTAGGATCTGTTTCATTAACTAAGCTTATCTGAGAGTCTGCGGCGCTTTGAATACTTGTATTTAAAACTTTATGTATTTGATCATCGATAGCAGTTCCAGTGTCTTTAACTGTAGACTTAAGATCTGATACTTTGTCGTTCCAATAAACCTCTGTTTCGTTTATAGTTTTTCTAATAAGCTCAGTCTTGGTCGATCTTTCTTTGGCTTTTTCCTCAAAAACACCAGCGATATCGCTCAAACCACTTTCTATCATTTTAGCGGTTCTTAACTGTTGGGCTAATATACTTTCTCTACTCATTTTAAGCTATTTTTTTAAATTCAACGTCGATCATTGAGTAATCTACTAAGTCATAGCCATCAAACGGAATCACAGCTTCTTTAGGTATTTCATCAGACATAACACCTTGGAATATACCATCACCTATATTTTTGTCAATGTACTCAAAAGAGTATATTTTCAAGCCATTATCAGAAACACCTATTGATTTTATGTTTTTCTTTAATCTTCTGTCTGAAAAACCTTTAGCAATACCACCAATACCGCTTGCTATACCTCCAATAGCTGCGCTTTGGTTCGATTTAGCTTGAGCTCTATTAGCCTCGGACTGCGCTTGTTGACCGGCTAATCGGTTTAACTGTTGCATTGTTCTATCTTCTTGTTGTTCAAATTGGTATGCCTCACCTTCAGCTTCCGCCATTTGAATTCTTTGTGCTTCTGACATTTCAATACCTTGTAATCTAGTAGCTTCAGCTACTTTTTTAGCTTGCAAAGCTTCTTCACCTTGAGCTGCTAATTTTTGATTATTAGCTTCTTGCGATTCAATACTAGCAGCGACGCCTTTTTTAGACTGCAAAGCAGCTTGAGCTAAAGCAGTTGCACCACCAGCACCTCCACCTGTAGCTCTTATAGTGTCTAAAGTATTAGCTAAAGCTATGTCAGCCTCTTCTATTTCAATTTCTGCAGCTTGAGTTGCAACTCCTAAGTTTAAATAAGGATTAGACATCATCCCAGACAAGTCCTCAGCCATAGAGCTTACGTCTTCAAAATTAGCGTAAGGATTTGGTATAGCCTGCCTATTTTTTTCTATGTGCTTTATTTCTGCTGCTCTACCTTTTGCGTCATTAGCAAATCCTTTTGCCGCTTGCTTTTCTTGATGTCCAGCTATTAAACCGCCACCTATAACTGCTGCACCCGCTATTGCTGCTACTACTGCCATAATTTATATATTTTTTATTATTTCATGAGAAGGATCTGAATCAACAGTCCACCCTAATTTTTTATGTGTTTCAATTAAATGCTTGTTTCTACCTATAGTAAACATGTGTTTTTTACCAAGTCCTTTACATGTTGCTTCAGCACTTGCTATAAGAAGCTCTAAGGCTTCTTTACGGTCTTTATCTCTGTACTCTGGATCTGAAACTATCCACTCTAACAAAACCGCATCAGAATTAGTTATATACAAAAAGCCAGCGACTATTGGTTTGCCTTCTTTTTCTATCATAAGACCTCCTTTACCATTATCTGGTAGAAAAGACTTTGGAGGATTAACCCATTTAGGCCATGATTCCCACCATTGGCATAAGGTTTCCCAGTCACTGTCTTTTAAAAGTCTTGATTTTAATTTACTCATATATTTAATTAAATTTAAGAAGAAGCTACGTATTTACTACCTACACTCCAAAGTTCTTTAGCGCCACCAACTTGAGTTATATCATCTGTAGACATGGTAACAGTTGCGAATCTACCTTTTATACCAGATACTTGTTGACCATATATAACCTCACCAGAAGTAGGCGTGCTATTATTATATATAATTGCATAGTATTTGTTTTCTTTACGTTGAAAACCATAGTAATATATAGGTGGCGTAAGCGTAGTTGGAAACGTGTTTCCAGCAGAGTCATAAGCACCGCCTAAATAGCTCTTAACTGATATGCTTCCAGAAGCATTAGTTATATCTTGTGACATACCCCAATCACCCCATGGACTTGAGTAGTCAGGACCTTGTTTATCTGAAGTAAAAAGATCAACTTGCCAACCATTATCACCCTCATAGTTTACTGTTTGAAAGTTTTTAGATAAGCTTGGTTGATCGTTTAATACAAAAGTTATTTTAGAAGGACTATAGATACCGTAGAAGTTACCTCTATTGAGTCCATCTACTTCTGAGTAGTGTTTGTATATCTTGCCTTCTTTAAAGCTATAAAAATCATTCTTTAAGCTAGAAATAAAAGTAGGTTTATATGTAAAATAACTAGTCCAGCCATTTATTCTTTCGTCAAACGCTAAAGTGTTGTAATTAGCAGACGAACCAGTGCCAACGTCTTCTGTCAAAGGAACTGCCCACGTAGGTTTCTGCTGTATAGATAAAACGTAGTTTTTGTTATGTATATCGTAACCACCAATTAATACACCTTTAAGTGGTGTTGAAAAAATAAGTTCATCATCTGCTGAAACAACAATGTTTTTAGCCACAGTTATTTCGTTTCCATTTATGTCTATAACTATATTGTTTGGCTGCGCTATTCCGTTTAAAGTAAATGACATACCTTTTTGTATATTTTCTACTACGCTTGTTAAGGTTATGACGTTACTTACACCACTTAAAACCGTAGCTGGAGTATGAAGCGTAGAATATTCTGGAAGACCACTTAGTTGATCTCTAAAATAATCAACCATTCCAACTGCAGATATTTCAGTTAAACCATCTTTAGAAAGCCTTAATACCACATTTCTATCTTTATCGGTGAAGTATTTTTGGTAACCATAAACAGCAAAGCTTTCAGGGTTTCTACTTATACCATATTCTCCAGAATAAGCTGATATAGTTCCTATCACAGCATTAGAAGCAGTTAAAGTACCTCCTCCTTCAGCGTTATATATTATATCTTTATTTATTGGAGCTCTGTTAACTTGGTTTTCTTGTAAAATAATCAAATTAGTATCTTCAGCGTGTAGTTTTTGTATAGAGCCCTCAGCTGGATCAACGCTCTTGGTTATAGAGTCTCCTACGGAGAATTGATTAGAATTATTAACACCTGTTCTAGAGTTGAATATTCCAGACCATATTAATGAATTCTGTCTATGTTGCTGCTGTGGATTTTCATCAACTAAATACGCCTTAACTCCAAAGTCTACACTAGTATTATTATACCCACCTCTAATTCTTGATTCTTCTAAGTAAAAACTATTATAAGCATCCGTATTACTAGCTGTGCCTGGAAAAGGACCTATAGCCTCGCTTATTTCTATATTCGCGTTATAAGGAAAACCTTTAGGCCAAACAGGATCATTTGTTTGTGTCACAGGATCTCCGGTAGCTTCTGTAACTTGTTTTAACAAGAACGTGTTGTAATATGATATATCTAATGTTGCTGGCATTGTTTTTATTTAAAATTATTACTCAAAAACTACATATATACTGAAAGAAGTAGCGCCTATTTGGTCAGCAGTATCAATATCAATATCTACTGAATATGGATCATCGCTATGTGGTATTGCGGTTGTTATACCACCTACGAGCTCAGCGTTATTTGGCGGTGTGCCACCGGTGGTAGGGTCATAATTAACTCCAGGGTTACCTTTGTAAACATATATTCTAGCTGTCCTGCCTTCTTTGTTGTTATAAAAACCAACAACAGCTTTAAATTCATCGTTTGGAAACGGACCAACTGTTGCTATATTACTGGCTTGTACAGCTGAAACAACATCGGTGTATGGTGGGCCTGAAAATAATACCGATTGTTTAGTTAACTCTGAACTTGGATCCACCCATGTAAATTTTACTTCTCTCATTTCAGGATAAGGAGTTAGAGTAGATCCACTGTATTTATTTCGCCCGTAAGCTTTAAAAGCTAAAACTTGATCTGATGTTATAATTATTTGTAAGTCAAAAGTATCTGTATCTCCACCAGAGTCGGTTAAAGTTATAGGTATAATGTAAGATTCTCCTCCTAAAACTCCGGAGTCTACAACAGAAACTATTCCACTAGTAGAGTTTATACTAAAACCATAATTCGTTGGACTAGTTCCAGGAGTACCAGATTTTATAACATCTCCCATGCTCCACGCAAGCTCTTGCTCTTTAGTAGCTCCATCTGCCCCGACGTTAACTCCGTTTACACCTCCCATCGCAACTACATTGTCGTTGCTGCCCTTAATGTAAGTTATTGCACTTGGACTACTAGGATTAGTTATTTCTGGAACTGTATTAGATAAGCTTCCAGTAAACTCCAAAAAAGTATTAGTATCCGCCACGCTATCGTAACACTCTACAGTAAAAGTAAAATTGTTTTTTGCTGGAGTTGATTTATAGTAAAAATAAGTATCACTACTTATTGATAAAGTAAAACCATCGTTTCCTGACACAAAATCGTAGCAGCTAACACCTGATCTAGACTGGTTTGAGTCATTAAACTGACTTATAACCGCGCCATCATCATCTAAAACACTAAATAAAGAGTATATTATTTGACCACTAGCAAAAGAATTACCTTCACTATCAATAGCTTCTCCAGATACTAATAGTTGCCCAGGTGCTTGACCTTCTGAATGTACGTAAGGGTTGCTTAATAATATAGACGCAGGTCCTTCAAAATCAACTTGAACTATTTTATTTAACTCAGAAATTAAACCAACTGTACTTGTTTCCCAGTATATATCTAAAAGAGAAGTAACAGCTTCTGTTTCATAAATGCTAAGAGAGTCTCCGTATTCACTTCCAGGATCATCTGGGTCTAATGTTGAAAGTTTACCTATACTGCTGTTTGTTGATATTCTAGCTATAGAAGGATTTGTGTCGCTTTGATAAAACTCTACGTAATCTAAATCACCTAGTTGACCAGGTGAGTTTTTTATTGCAACGTAGTTAGTATCTCTAAGCGTAGCTATATTAGGTATTGAGTCCGGCAAGGCTGTTGGATAGTATTGAGTTGAAAAAGTACTATCTTGACCACCACCCGTGTAAGGTGCTACTCTACCGAATAAATTAACACTACTTCTATACTGTCTTTGATCAGGACCAACTTCGCTCAAATCTTTTGGAACTTTGTTTATGTTGTCACTAAATAAAACTATATTAGCTGTTTGACCCGCTTCTTCTGAAGTACCGCTTGGATTTAAAGAGGATCCATACGGATAGCCATTTAATATACCAGGTAAATAAACATTGTAATACTCTTGCTCTGTTTGTTTAACTACTACTTTGTAGCTATACCAACCTAATGGGTTTGGATCGTAAACAGTCACCGTAAATGAACCGTTAGACCCAACACCTGAAGGTATTATAACATCGCCGTTAGTATAGCCAGTGCCTTGGTTATTTATTGTTACTGAAGTTATTTCACCTGAAACATTTGTAATTATATCTACAGTGCATCCAGTTCCAGATCCTCCAGTTGTGCTAACATCTGTATTGGCAGAATACCCAGTACCAGCTTGGTTTATTATGGCTGCATCGACGCCTTTTAAGTTATCTTTGTAAATTCCGGGGTAACCAGTGCTTAAGTTTGGACTCACAGGTACAGCAGCTGTTCCGCCTTCTATTATATCTACTAAAATCTTTAGTTCGTAACCAGGAAAATTTAAAGCGTTTACATTTGAGTCTGCGTAAGGGACATATATCGTAGAACCTCCATAAAGCAAGTTGCCACTTGTCGTGCCAGAGTCCTTTGCTGAAAGTATAGCGGATGATTGTCTACCAAATCTATCAGCTAATATAAAAGCTGCTTGATAATTTCTATTTTGTTTTAAACTAGAGCTTGGGTATTCTATTTGGCTATAAACTCTTTCAACTGGAGTTAACACATTATCTTTAACGCCATAACCAACACCGTAGTTTAAAAAATCAGGTGGAGTTTGTTTATTGAAAAAATTACCATAAACAACTCTATTACTTATAATCTCTTGAGTTAAAGCTCTAATAGGCACAACATCGTATACTCTTGTACTTTCGCTTGAAGGTAGTGTTTTATATGGTTTTGTTGATATGTATTTGTATGAATAAACTAAATTATTTGTGTTAGCCTGCATTTGAGAATACACCGTAGCTGCTGGTATTGTCTCAACCACTTTAGTAGCTAAGCCATCAGATTCTTTATAAAGTATATCTAGACTAGATATATTTAAGTCTTCTATTGGATTTTCTGTAGGAAATTTTATATTCAACAATATTTGAGTAACATTATTTTCCATAAAAGAAACTACAGTACTTCTATAAGTAGCTTCAGCGTCTTCGGTGTTAAAGTAACCCTGTTGTTTAGGTATAAAGCATATTTGAGTCCAAGGTGCTTGTAGAGAGTATTCACCATCATCAAACTTAAACCTATAGCTAAATCTAACAAATTTGTCTGATAAAAGCTCTGGGTCACCGGCCCAGTTTTCATCATAATCAGGGTTTTCATAAGTTTCACTTCCTTCTTCAATATCTAGATACTGCTGAAATGGATTTGTCATAGTAGATTCACCCAAGTTGCCATCAGCTAAGTTGACTAAATTTATAGGTGTGTATGGGTAATATTTAGCTACTGATATTTTATCTTCAGTGTTATAGTAAGTAGAATTATTAGAAGCCGTAGATACATTTATTTTTCTAGGCTGATTCCTATTATCAGTAAAAAACAGCAAACCTTCTAAAACATTAACACCTTGAACTGGACTATTTTTTGAAAAGTTTAAATAATAACCTTCAACTAGTTTTGTATATAAATTAGAAATACTATTGTATTTGTATATAAAACAATTAGCTGTTGATGGCGCGAAATTAGCAATACCACTACTAGATGAGTCAACGTAGTCCGTTAAGAAAAGGTATATATCGTTTTGCGATTGATCTATAAAATAACCTATCATATCCAAGTTTTGTATACCAGATATTTCGGTTATAGAAATCAAACTATTTCCTAGCACGTTTTGAACAGTACCTACATCAGAACCTTCAGATCTACTTATAGCCACGTTTAACGCTTTTCTATATTCACCTTTAGGAACCAGTCTGTCATCGATGTCTTGGTTCATTTTGGATTTTATGAAAATGTTTTGAATTTCTGGCATTTTATTCTAGTGTTTAATCTGTTTAGATTTACCTCTCATTACTTGAGTAATCTCGTCAATCTTTATATTTGATAAGCGAATCTTAGCGTTTCTAAGTTTAGCAGATTTCTCTCTCTTAAGTCTTTGAACAACATATTCAGGTTGATTAATTCTAGTAGATATGACAGCATGTAATATATAAGCATACAAAGCTTCTTCTGCCATTTTAGGAACTCTAGAGTCCATTTCGTAAGCTAAGCCATCTGATACGTATTCTAAAAGTATTAACCTATCAACTAAACCGCTTGAGAAAGACATTTTACCTTCTCTTTCATTTAGATTAAAATAACCATTTCTTTGAGCATACTGTGGATCTAGTCCGTATTTTTGCCCCCAGTCCCTACGTATTAAAGAACCATCTTCTTGAAAAGTAGCACCGTAAGAATTAGGGCTAGAGTCCGTGTCTGGGCTAGAGTTTAAGTAATTGTTTAAGTCTTCGTTTCCAGCGCTATGCCATCTTTCTTGTATAATAGAAGTTCCTTCTACATTGTTACCAAAATTATCTTGAGTTGGTATACCTGTAGAGTCTTGAACATTAGTGTAGTAAGGACTGTTTGTTAAATTGTTTGTAGGATATATAATGTGTTTAACACCAAATCTGTCTACCCAAGAAGCTCTAACGTAGTTAACATAGTCTTGAGGAAGTGGAAGCGTTAAGCTCGGTGGTATTGTTAGTTCTGAAGTTTTAATGCTTTTTAAAGTGTCGAAGCTAAATTCTTGTAAACCTCTTTTTGCATGAAATATTAAATCAGTTCTTTTAACACTAGGTATAAGTTTACCAGCTCCAACGTAAGCTATTAAAAAATTATTTATAATATCGTTTAAAGTAGTGTAAGCATAACCGCCATAGTTATCCTCAACTACTTGGCCATATGCTTTTTCAGTGTCATCATTACCATATTTACCACCTGTTAATATTTTTAACTGAACAACTATGTATAAATTACTAGCAGGTTCTGACCCAGCTGGAAAAGTTATAGTGTTGTTAGATACAAAAAACTCAGTTAAATACTCCTCGTAAGTACCAGGAATACCTGTTGGGCTAGTGTAAAGCTTGAAGTTATTAAGAGTGTATTCTGGTAAATTCTCATCCCAAGTTCCAAAGTATAGATCAGTATTGAAGTCTGTAGTAAAACCGGCAGCGCTATAGTTGTATCCTCTAAATTCTTGAGCACCTTCGTAGTATTGCCTAGCGTTCTCAGTTATTAATCCATTATTTTTTGGTGTTATAGCCATTTATTTTTAACTTTTTCCGTTAATTTCGTTTTTTTGAACTTCTTGAGAAGCTGCTTGCACTATCTGTGGGTCTCTAATTATCACACCTGAGTAAGACAGTATTTTTAAAATAACGTTTGATTGCTCGTTGTCGTGTATTTCAAATTGAACAGAGTCATCTTCAAAGTATATATAAGGACCTGAAGTCCAAGGTCCACCACCTAACTGTTGAAAACCCCAAACTACATTACTTGGTTTTTTAATGTAAGAAACAGATACATCTGATGTTATTGACTTAGGATGAACATGTATTCTTGTTTCACCGTCTTCAAGACCGTTAATTCCTTGTTCGTTCTGGTCATATATATAAACCGGGAAATTAGTAGATGGTTTTGTTAAAGAAGATAAGTTTTGTAGTAATAATTCGTTTCGGTGAGTTCTTTCCACTTCAACTTCATCTTTGTATATAACAGTGCCTATTGTGTGTAGATTACTTGGTGGTAAAAAAAAATTTCCAGTTGCATCATAGGTACATGCACCCACCGTCTTAAATATAGCTAAACTATTATCTATGTTTTTTTGCCTATCAGCGTATTCAGTGTCTGTTTGAGGTATTCGTAACTGTTGGTTTAAAGTGTCAAAATAACCTTCAAATATTTCTAATTGAACCTGAGTGGCTAGTTTATTAAACTCATCTGGAGTTATATACCCTCTTTGTTCTTTGTTGAGGATAGATAAAACCGTTTGATACACAGTGTTTACGTTTATGGCCATTTTATATTTTTATTAATTATAGTAGTTAGGCCACTTTTAAAGTGACCCAGCTACTATAGTATTACTTGTTTTTATAGTTTTTTATCTATAGATTTATAGATTTCTACACCTTCGTCAGTTTTTAAGAAAGCCGCAAATGCAGAATAAGGGTTTTCATCAAATGGTACGTTCATTAACTTTCTACCGTTTGATCCCCACGTGAAGACTCTTTGGTCTTGAGATAACTTAATTATGTTTGCTTCAGAAGCTCTAATAGCAAAGTTTCTTAACATAACATTTTCGTCGTTAGCTAAGTTTATAAACAATGCAGGGTTTTGTCTAGCAAATAAAAGTAAATCTCTTCTAAGTTCTTTAGAGCTCATTGAGTTAACTTTAGAGCCTAGCTCAACTCTTAATATTGCCTCAGCTTGATCTACATCCATTGATCTTGCTGCGTTTAAAGCATCGATTTGAAGATCTAAAACATCTAGTTCATCTTCCGCTTTTGCAACAGCACTAAACTCTTCATATATTCTACCCTTTAGTGGGTGATATAAAGACAATAGTTTTTGTAAGTTTTGTTTTTCTTTAGGAACAACTAATTTTCCATCCATAAATCTAATATGACCTAGAGTACATTCCCCTTTTTGTTTACTTACGAAAGGCGACGTTTGATTAGTTGCATATCTTAATTCCTCTTGCTGTCCAGTTTCTGGATCAAAATACAATAAAGCGTGCTTATAAGTATGCCTGCATGGTATCGTATGAGTTAAAGGTGTTTTACTGCTTTTAAGATAGTATATTCTATCTTTAATTTCCCACGTTGGTTTTGCGGGTTTTTGTGGTGCAGTTTTAACTGCTACCTCTTGAGGTGCAACCTCAATTGTTTCTTCTGCTTTTGTAGCTTTTTTAGCCATGATATAATAAAATTAAATAGTTTAAAATTGTGACAATAGCCATAGTATATAACTAGTAAGGGGCTAATGTCATATAAAAACCCCCGCCCGAAGGCAGGGATTATTATTGATAAATTACTATGCTCCTTTGAAAAGAACGAAGTTGTTAGCGGCTTGAGTCACTAAACATCTTTCAGATAGGAAGTTTACTTCCATAGCATCTAAAGTAGATGTGTAAGCTCCTCCAGCAGAACCAGTTAACCAAGACTTCATACGACGATCATCAGATTGTGAAGCTCTGTATCGTACGTGTAAGAATGGTCGACGAATGTTAGTTCCTAAAACTTGATCGTAAACAGTAGAAGTTCCAGCAGGAATTAATACTCCCTCGATAGAGCTAACACCATCAATACCTCCACGAGTAGAAGCATCGTTTAAGTATTTCCAATCAGTTTTGTAGAAATCGTAAGATCCTCTACGGAAACCAGAAAAACCTAAGTTAAGTGCCATGTCTTCTGAGTTTTCAAACAAACCATAAGCAGATCCAGCCCCAGCGTTTCCACCGTTTAATGCAGCTAGCATATCGTCAAAACCTAAAGCAGTTGAGCGGTTTAAGAAAAGCATGTTCTCTTCAATAGCTCCTTGAGTATCTAAGTTTTTCAAAATAGCATCAAATTCAGCTAAACCATTAGCAGCTGTAAATCCTGTTTCAATATTACCACGATCTTCGATAGCAGCAAATAAACCTTGAGTACCAGGTAAAGCAGCAGCTCCATAGTTTGCAGCCGGTGCAGCGTTAGTGTTTAGTTCACCTTCTACCACAGACATTTCTAAGTAATCTTCAAAACGTAAACGAGTTTCAGATTCAGCTTTTAAGTACCATAAGTATCCAGATGTTCCATCTTCAGTAGCAACTTCTACCCATCCAATTTGTGCCATATCAGAACCAGCTACTGTGTATTGGCTTCTAATAATAATAGGAGAGTTTGCATACTGAGTAAGTACAGGCTCTACGCTAACTCTGTCAGCAGAATTTCCACCACCAGCGCCAATACTAGTTCCTTTACTATAAGCAGAACCGTATACAAATACTTTTAATCCAGTAGCTGCAAATCCATCAGTTGTAAGAGATGTAGCTCCAAAAGGTTGAACTGTAATAGTTCCAGCTGCAGCGCCTGTTCCAGTAATAGCTGTAACAATACCTTTTGATTCTAATCCAGCAGGATCTAAAACAACAACTGTATCATTTACAGAAATAACGTTTAAAGCAGTAGCTCCGCCACCTAAAGTAATTGTTGAAGCTTCATTAGCTCCAGCGTCTACAAATGTACAGCTATTGTATGCAATGTGTAATCTATTTTGTTCTGACCAAATTACTTGATCTGAAGTCATTGGTAATTCAGCACCTACCATGCGTAAGAATCCAGATAACGTACGGTTTCCGTAACGCTCTACTTCTTGCTCATAAATTTCAGGTAAATACTGTTGTGCGAAAGTTCCGCCTCCCGCGGCGTCGTTAAACGTTAGGTAGTTTGTGTTTAATACCTGCTGTGTTTGAGAAGGGATTATACTACCAAATGCATTATTTAATGCCATAATTTTTAGTTTTTTTAGTTAAATTTTTTTGTTTTAATTTTTAGTTTTGAAGAATCCAAGCCACTAATAGCTTTAACCTTGAAACCATTTACAAAAACATTACCATCGCTAGTAGGCCTTGGGCTTGTACTAGGATTTTTAGAGCTGTTAACAACATCTCTAATGGCATCAGCTTTACCTTGTTCGTAAAAATGATTTGCAAGTTTGTCACTATTCATAGCAGAATATAGAGCTTTGTGGTAGCCTTTGTGATCTATAATATTACCTTTATCATCTAAGAACTTCTCAATGAAATTGTTAATATCAGATTGTTTTTCAGCAACAGCTTCTTTGTTTTGCAAACCGTATCTAAACTTTTTTTCTCCAACCTCGAAATCAAAACCTTTGAAATCTTCGTTGAATAACTCTTTAGTTTTAGACTTAAAATCAGTTTGCTTTTGTAGCGCTATATCTTGGTCTTCTTTGTAGCGGTTGAAAAAATCCATAGCTTTTTGCTGGTCTTGAGTTACGCTCGGTCTCAACTTGATCTCGTCGTAGTATTTACTCTTTGTTTCCTCTAAAAAGTTTCTGGCTTTAGCAACCTCTTCTTTTAACGCAAGTTTCTTTTTGCGTATATCTATATCCTCATCCAGATCTTCGTCATAACTATAATCTTCTAATAAAAGATTAACGTCATCACTTTCTAAATAAGGTTTTGTTTTTAAATAATATTCTTTAAGCAGTACTTCATCAGACACATTTGAATAATCAGCATTTAATCTAACGTAATCTTCAACTGTTCCACCCGTGTCTTCCATAAAGGAAACCAACTTCTCTACATTTTCAGGTAAAGGTTTACCTAGCACTTTCTCGTCTCTCAACGCTTCTTTGACATCGGCTGTAACCTGCTTAACCTCTTTTTTTTCTTCTTCAGTCACCTCTTGTATTTGCTGAAAATCTTCAACAGCTACAGGTTCTGGTTGTGAAACCTCTTTAACTTCTTGTTCAACAGGTTTTTCACTAGGTATTGTAACCTTAGTAACTTCTGGCTCAGTTTCAATTAAAGGTTCTTTAATATTAACTTTTACAGGTTCACTGCTTTGTGGCGTTAATTTTTTTGGAGTTTTCTTTTTAATTTTAAACTCACCTTCCTGCTTAACAGGTTCTTCTTGTTTTACTTCTGACATAATATAATATAATTAAATAATTGTGTTTACTATTTATCTAGGAGCGAATTGCTCTAAGCCAAAACCTCCTAAGTTATCATTTGTTGACTCAAAGTTTTTAGGCAATAAGTCATTTTTTCTTTGATCTATCAATTCAGACTGTTGAGTAGCCTGTATTCTAGTTCTATTGTCTTTTCTATCTTCTATTTCCTTTTCTCTTTGTGCATCTCTCTGTATAGTAGCTTGAGCTAGCTGCATTTGATAACCAAACTCTTCAGCCATTAATTCTTTTTTAATGTTAGCCTCTGTTTGTAGTCTTTGTATTTCAAATTGAGACTTCGCTTGCTCTATGTTAACTTTCTCCTGAGTTAAAGCTTGTTGCTTTTGTACTTCGTATAAAGCTGCCTTTTCAGCGCTTTCAGCATTAGCCTGAGCTTGTGCTTGAATGTTAGCCATTTGCCTAGCTTGATCCTCTTTAGCTTTAGTAGCTCTTTTTTGCTTAAGCATTTGATTAGCTAGCTTCAAGTTTTTAACTTGTCTAATATCTATGGCATCATCAAGATCAATACCACCAGATTGTAAAGCTATCTGTATATTTTGCTCTAGCAATTGCTTTTCCTCTTCGTCTGGTTCTAATTCTAAAAATATACCAAAATCGTGTAAGTTTAAGTTTTGAACTTCTTTAAGTGTTCCTACATTAAACGACGATATACTCTGCTGAAGAGCGTTAGCTGTTAACGGATTGTTTAAAACATCAGAAAGCCTAAGAGATATGTTTTCGCAGGTTTTAAGGGTTAGATACAGACTAGACTGTAATATGTGTCTAGTTGCTACATTAGACGCGTTAGCAGCCATCTTTTGAAGTCCTACTAATGAATTTTTATCCATAGCAGAACCGTCCCTAGCTTCATTAAGACCTGTTACATCACGTATCATTTGTAGATAATACTGATATGTTTGTATTAAACTTTGTATCTTAGCTTGCCCACTTGAGGAGTTTAACTCCTGTATTGGCACTTTACCTCTATTTAATTCACCGTCCTGCGTTAGTGATCTACCAACTATCGAACCAGTTTGGAAATACATATTTAATGCCTCTGCAGGATTATAATTAGTTCCATTACCAAGATCTACTTCAGCTAAACCGTCCATATCTAAGAAAACACCATCAGGTACTATTCTAGACATAACTTGCTGTAATTTTAAATGAGTTAACTGAATCATATCAGCAAACCCAGTCACCTTACTTACAATAGAATCTATACGACCTTTGTACATTCTAGGCGCTGTTATAGCGTAATTCATTTCAACCTTAGTAGTGTCTGCAAATGGTCTTGTCATATTTTCTGACATCTCCCACTGCAGCATTTCCTGTGTTCCAATTATTTTAGCACCGGTGTATAAAACCTCAATAGATCTAGATACTCTTTCAAAATTGTCGCTAGGTGGTGGGTTAAACGAGTCTGTTTTTTCAATAGCTTTTTCTAAACCGTTGTTTCCAATTTTAATTTTAAAAACTTGGTCCATATAAGTTTTATACTCAAAGTATAGAACTTGCACAGTATTTTCATCATAATTACCCCAGCCAGATATGTACTGGCGGTTACCAGGCATACTTTGTATTCTATATAACTCCTCATCAGTTATATGAGGAAATTGTTTTTTTAGTTCTGGTATTGTAACAGCTTTAACCTCGCCAACATAGTAAACATCATCGAAGTTAGGATCTTCTGTATATGAGTATACCATGTAAGCTGGATCAACGTAATCTACGGTTATACCATTAGATGTATTGAAATTAGTTTTAACAGCGGCTATACCTAAAACTGTTAAGTCATAATTCAATCTTCTTCTAGTTAAATCCCATTTATTAAAGGCTAGCGTGTTTGAAATAGCTTCTTCTTCAGCTATTTCTATAGACTGCTTGTAAGATAACTGCATGTGTAAATCTAGCTCCTCTTGTGTTTCTGGCAACTCGCTTTGAGGTAAGCCAGAATTCATAAAGTTTTGCCCTGTTACTGCGTTTGCTTTTGCAATTAAGTCTTTAGAGTACATGTCTCTAAGTATAGCTTCAGCATAACCAGTTCGCTTTTTCATAGACTCAGGGTCTTGAGCAAACGCTTTTATATCATACGTCTTATTAGACATGCCATTTACAACTATATCTACAAATTTAGATATAACAGGCACAGGTTTCCAGTCTAAATTAAGATAAGATAAATCACCGTTTATAGACAATTCATCTTTATACTTTTGAGTAGACTGCTCTCCTCTAGCGTAGAGTCTTAGTTGGTGAAAATTATTTGAATTACTTAAATATCTATTACCACTAGTTCTACCCTGGTCAAACCACTCGTTTTCAATAGCCTGAGAAACTTGTAAGCCATATTCCCAGCTCGCTTTCTCTTCGTCACTAACTACTTGGCTAGGAAAAGCACTATTGGTATTTGTGTATATCTTCATTTATTTTATTATTTTAGATATTAACCCCTTATTGTCATATCTTTTTATCCCTAAGTCGTAAACTTTTCTTTCTATTGGGCTTGATGGAGTGTATCTATGTTTGTTACAAGCCATTAAAGCAAGTCCAGAACTAATAGAAGCATCATGCTTTGTTCTATTGTTTATATTAAATTTAGCCCAGTCCTCCAATGTTCTTTGAAAGTACATATCTCCATAACCTGTTTCTTTTAATCCTACAAAGCCTTCTATATAAGTTTCAATAGCAGCGGCGTGCGCTTGTTTTATATCTTCACTTGAATTTGGTATTCCACCAAGCTCTCTTTCTGTTACCGAAAGTTTGTTGTAGCTTTTATCTGGTCTATTTATAGAGAACTTTCTATAACCTCTTCTTTTTAAATGGTACAATAATCTAGGTTTGTTATTCTCTGCTAGTATTGGCATACCGTAAAAAACCAAAGCCATTAATACATCTTCAAAAAATATTTCAGCAGTCTGTGGTCTAGCTATGTATTCTAAAAAGAAATGATTTGGAGGTACATCCTCCATACTAAACTTAGTTAAACCATGTAAAGATCCATTTGATCCTCTTTTATCAACTGTACCTGATATATCATAGCTATCGCAGCCAAAAGCTCCACAGTGTTCATTACCTGGATATTTAAGTCCACCCTTTATTATCACACGATTTTGTAGATTTAAAGGTGGAACCCAAGAAACTCTGAATCTACCGTTTTTATTTGGCACAAATATAACCTTTGTATCTTTAACCCCGTTCTCCCACTGAAAGCTTCCTTGAGTAACATTTATTGAGTTTTTAAGATCTTCATTAAAATCTATTTGCTCGTATATTTTTGTTAGGTTA